TTGTGTTTTTCGACTGCCAACATTCAATCTATATCAACTGGTGAGCCCAATTTGTTTGGTGGCTTCCACACTCTGGTGTGTTAATCAATATGTACGTGTGCTTCTATACGAGAGCTTTTTCCACAGCGGTATTACTAATCTGGCCCGCTAACCTTTTGTGTTGGATTGTTTTGCCTTAATATTTTGTTCTAACAATGCCTGCTTTAGTTTGTCAGATCCGCCTACTCTTACATTAATAATACCGTTATAGTAATCATCTGTTTCAAGTACTCGTCTATCAAACTGTTCTCTCGCCTCTATGTAGGACATTTCGCCCCTGCCTTTGCATAGGTATAGTATTTCTCGTGTGAATTTGTCCGGGCCTAATTTTGCAACATCTGCATTTAATCTATCTGAGCTACCCCAGTAGTCACGCCAGTCGCTTTCTTTTGTTCCACGTCTTTTATTCTTTTTGCCTTTTAGCGGTGGTTTTGTAGTTTTAAATTTTGCTAGTTTTTTGCCTACGTATTTTTGCCCGGTAGTAGTGTTTGTTATGAGATATACAAAACCTTCATACTCTTCTGGTATTTTGTCTATTGTTTTGCCTTCATAAGTCCACTGCATGAACTTACTTACCGTAGCCTTAATTTGTGCCTTCGTCGTTTTGGTTCTTTAGTTTTTTATCTAAGTGCATGGTGTGTATTTCGTCCATGCGAATTTTTGCAAGACGTCTAATTTCTCTTAAACAGCGTCTTGCTGATTGGTGCGTTCTAACTGAATTTCTTGACTCAAACTTCTCGTTTTCCTTAAAGTATTCAAGATACATCTTAGTTAGTCGGTCATGTGTGTCGTCTTCAATCATTCTTCATAAACTTCGATATCATTTTCATAACTGGTATAACCGTTTTCTTTTACAACTTTTAATACGTTGCTAACTCTACCAATTAATTCGTCTTTGTGTGAAATTAAAAATACATTCTTATCGCCTTCACGTCCCATCTTTTTAAGAACAGCCAAAGATCCTTCAACTCCTGCTGTATCCATACCACTATCAATAAGCTCGTCAATAAACATTAAATTAATTTTTTGATATAGGCTTTCCCAAACATCACGGAATGCAAAGCTCATGCCTAGTATTAGTCTATTACGTTCACCTCTTGACAAGTTATCAAAGTCTAAATCCTGTCCGAGTTGCGTAATTTCTACACTTAGATCGTTTTGGAATACTACTAAATGCGGAAGTCCTAGTTTATCTAAATAATATGTTAACCTATTGTTAAGATATGCAAGATTTTGATCAATAATCTTTTTACGAATAAAACTATCTTTGTTTGTTAATAGTTTCAACAAGAATTCTTGATGGTCTTTAAAATCAGTAAGATCGTTCACAGGCGTCCAATCAATTTTTTGAATTGCTGTGTTACTAAGATCATCAATTTGAGATTGATATGGATCGTCTTCGTCTTTTCTCGATTCCCACGCCTTCTTTAAAGCACTAACATTCTGTCTATGATCATATGCTTCTTTTGCTGTTTCGTAGAACGTTGTAGGCTTTCCGTTAATGTCGCCTATTTTATCAAGTGCAGACATAACCTCACTACATTTTGTATTAATTTCCTGTGCATAAGACACAGCATCTTCAAGCTCTTTATTTTTACGCTCTGCAATCTCTGCTTTTTTATCAGCAGGAAGATCTTGACCGCAAGAATGGCATGTACCATCAGCTAAGTCATCTGCATCTTGTTTTGCTTTTTCTACAGCTCTGTTAGCACGTACTAATGCAGGTTCCAGTGTGCTTAATTCTTTTTTAAGAGCCAAAATAGAGTTATTATGCTCAGTCCAATTTTGTAATTTTTCGTGACTTTCAAGCTCTTTATCAATATCTAAATGCTCTAATTCGTCGATTCCTTCTTTTAACTTAATAACGTCGGTAGTACGTTTACTAAGCCATGCTTTTTGCTTACTTTGTAACCCACTAATTGTTTCTTCAATTTTTTCGTTAGCAGACTGTATTGCATTAATACGCATTGTTTCTTCTGCAATAGCATCACGTGTTTTTTTAGTTTCGTCTTTAAGGTGATCTGCTTTTTCAGATAGCAACGTAATACCTAATAGTTGTTCAATAATAGCACGTTGATCGTTTTGTCGCATTGCTAAGAATGGTTCTGTATACGTATTAAGTGCAACAATATGCTTAAACATATCGTGACTCATATCTAACAAGGCATCGATGTCTTTTTGTGTTTGTCTACTATCACCTTGTGATTCGTCGATAGCCTCTTGTTCTTGATTATTAATATAGAACTTTAAAACGTTAGGACTACGACCACGTTCTATCCTGTAGTCAACATTATTTTTTTCAAAGTGTAACGTAACTAACATACCCTTAGAGTTTGTTTTATTAATTAGATTGTTACGTTTAATATTTGTTAACGCTACACCATACAATGCATAACTTAATGCATTGATGATAGTAGTTTTACCAGTACCATTACGACTACCACTGTCGTCGCCGCCTTGGTCTAAGTTTTCTCCTAGCACTAAGGTAAGTTGTTCTTTATTAAAGTCTACGGCCTGGGTCTGATTACCCACACTCATAAAGTTCTTGACGGTTAAATCTTTAAGTTTTATCATAGCTCGTTATAGATATCCAATAGCGTTTTCTTGTTAAAGTTTTCAGTGTCAAGTGCTGAAATTTCTCCAGCTACAATTTGATCTACACTTTCAAACTGTTTTATGTCAAGTTCTGTAGACATTTCTTCAATTTGTTGTTGAGTTATTAAACTAATCTCTCTGCAACCATGTTCGTTGATAAATGTTTCTTTTATAAAACTTGCTTCTTCATAACTAATAGGCAAGTCAATTGTAACTCTAAGATACATTTTACTTTTAATAATATCTGAATCAGGGTCAAGTAGTTGGCTTAGTTTTACTGTACGATACTTTGGACAATCTTTCCAGTTAATGTACTCGGGCTCTTTGTCATTCTCTCTATCAAGAATCATCATTCCTCTATCATCGTCCCATGCATCTGCATAGTTGTGAGGAAATGCATTACCTATGTAATGTATTTTGCCCTGTTGTTGTCTTTTGTGAAAGTGACCACTAAACACATATTCTTGATTTTTAAAATGCTCAGGACGTAAATCGCCGTGGTCAGGCATTTTTACTAGTGCATTCATATAGAAACTTGGTAGTTCAAAATGACCAAACATATACTTTGCATTACACTTTTGTATCTTTTTCCATTCATCACCTACTAGCCACGGAACAATAGCAACATCCTCGATAACTGTAAATTCGTCAACAAATGTAATACCCGGAATGTGTTTTGCAAATGCTGTAGAATTAACATCTCTTTTATCTTTGTAATATAAATCATGATTACCGTCAAAAAAGAAAAATTGATCAAATGCTTTTCCAAGTTTTTCCATGCTACGGATAGTTGAATCCATAGTATTCAAATTTAAACTATTTCTATTGTGGTGCCAGTCACCACAGAAGATACCGGTTTCGCACCCGTTCTCTTTTGCAGTTTCTATGTACCAGTCAACAAACGCTTCACAATCTTCATTGTGCAAGCGACTGTTACTCTTTAGTCCAAAATGTATGTCTGTAAAGACAGCAGCTTTTTTAAACAAAATAAAGTCCTTTAATCTTAGTTAATATTATAGCGTAAATGTAGAGGAATGTCAAGCCCTTATTTGGCCTGATTTTTTTCCATTTCTCTTTTTTGCTGTGCTTCCCAGTCGCCTGCGTGTTGTCTTGTATAACTAGGATTCATGTTGTTCATTTCTAAAATATCATCTCTAATATTTTGGTTACGCTTTTCGATATTGATGACACGTACAAATGAATTAGTAACAGCAGCGGTATAGTAAGCAAAAGGATTATTACTTTTAGATTCATCGAATTGTAGTCCTATCTGCGATAATTGTAATATTGCTTGCCCCTTCATTTCGTCGTTGTATGTGTATCCTCTTACATTACCTCTAGTAGCATATCGGTCTACAAGTTTCATCCACATGCGAGCAAGTTTTTCTGTAACTTGAGTATGATCTTTAGAAAAGTATCCGTTACTCATACCGCCAACCCAATGGCTTTTTCCTACCATTTCTAGTTCATCTTTGTCGTTAAACTTGTAATGAACATACGGAGGAAAGTTTAGTTTTACTTTAGTATCAGCAATAGTTTTTGGATTCTTCTTTCGACCTAACTCTTCTGGTATATGGTCAAAAGTCATAATTCTAAAAATTAGCTCATATTTGGTAATTTTTCTATAGTCAACCTCGAACTCTGCTTGTTTACACTTTATACCTGCTAACTTAGCAGCATCAAATGCTTCTACTTGCAATCGCTTGGCTTTATTGCGTTTTGCTTCAGCAATAGTTCTAATGTTAATTTTTTCAATAGACGGAAGTATAATGTCGTATTGAGCGTATGAATCATCGGTAAAACTGCTAAATTTTGATTTAGACTTGTGTATTTCTTTTAAAATATCTTTATTGTTTAAGTAATTTACTTTTCTCATGATTTCTCCAGTTGTTAGTATCTATTATAAACTACTCTGTTAATAAAGTCAACTAAATACTTTATATAGGAGAGTAATATGTCGATTGGCTCACATTTACAAAAAGCCGGATCAAGTTTTGTTAAAGACTTATCCAAAACAGGAAACTCGCTCGTTGACGCTGGTAAAGGCGCCCTCGAGGATATTGCCGATTCAACGGGTCTTGGAAAGTTATTACGTAAAGGACCTAGTAGTGATCCGTTAAAAGCTGAGTTTGCAACAGCGAGTATTAAAGAAGATGAAGGTAACGATTGGCGTGTCAAATTAAGTATTCCGTCGATCATAGATAGTGATGCTTTTGCTCCTTTAAAGAAAACTGGAGGCTTATGTTTTCCTTATACTCCTACAATACTAATGAGTCATAGTGCAAACTATAATGCATTGCAGCCTATACATACTAATTATCCGTTTTATAACTATCAAGCATCACAAGTGGATGACATGGTTATCACAGGTGACTTTTTTGTACAAAATGCACAAGAAGCACGTTACTGGTGTGCCGCTGTACATTATCTAAGAACTGTAACTAAAATGTTTTATGGAGCAGGAGATAATGCAGGTAATCCACCACCCGTTGTTAAACTAAATGGTTACGGTGATTTTGTGTTTAACAATGTTTCATGTATTATTAAAAACTTTACAGTTGATATGCCTGCTGATGTTGATTACTTAAAAACAGATTTTCCAGAAGGTAATGAAACTTATTCTTTTGTACCAACACAAAGTCAGGTAGCAATTACATTATCACCAATTTACTCACGTAGCAAAACACAACAATTTAGTATGAAGTCATTTATCAATGGCGGATATATTGGAAACGATAGCGGGTATATTTAATGGCAACTTACACAACAAGCAGTCCTTGGCACAATACTAAAATTGAAGGTCAAGAATACCTAGGGATTTTAAAAATCAGACCTGTTCCAAAAGAGTCGGATGATGTGTTATATACTATACAACCTCAATATACACATAGACCAGACTTATTAGCATATGACGTTTACGGTGACAGTAAATTATGGTGGGTTTTTGCACAACGTAATATGGATGTAATTAAAGATCCAATCTATGACATGATTGCAGGTACTGAAATTTATCTTCCACAAGATTCAAAATTAAAAAGACTTTTAGGAGTATAAATTGGCTGACAATGGCGGAAACATAGAAGTTAGTAGCGGCACACCCCCTGCAGAAGAATCAACAGAAAAGCCAACACAGGAAACTAACGAATCTTCCGGCAATCAAAATGCTGAAGACTTTTTTAAAAAAATGCTTGGCGGCTTGCCACTACCTAACGTATTAGAAAAATATTCTAGTTCTAATACTATTATAACATTGTCGGCATTAAGTCCTTTTGAAATTAATAATCCAGACTTAACATATAGAATAACCGGCTCAGGTAGTGCAATTATATTACAGTCCGGCGGTGGATCAGGTGCTAAAAAAGTGCTAACAGCATACGAAACTGGTAGTAAGCAACTTGAATATTTTATTGATAATATTGATATTTCAACAATTATGATGCCTACGTCAAGAACACGTACTACTAATGCTACGATGATCAGCTTTGATATTACTGAACCTTACAGCATGGGTTTATTTTATCAAACGCTTCAGGCTGCTGTAAAGCAAGCAAACGGTAATGATTCTTCATACAACAGAGCTCCTTTTTTATTAAGTATTAGATTTGTAGGATACGACGACGATGGTAATGTTATACCAACAAACGAAGTAAGACATTTTCCAATTAAGTTAATTAATTCATCTTTAACAGTTGACCAGGGCGGAAGCCATTATGCTGTTAGGGCTGTAGCATGGAATGAAACTGCATTATCAGACGAAATACAAACTGTTAAAACTGATGTAGTATTAACAGGTGATAATATGTTAACATTGCTACAGACAGGAGCACAAAGTTTGTCAACAGTTCTTAACGAACGATTGTTAACTCAAAAAGATAAAAAACAAATTAAATCACCGGATCAATATGTATTTCTATTTCCAAAAGAGTTATCAACACTTACAACTAATGGGGACGGTGCTACTGCTACAGAAGAAGAATATATGCAAAAGCTATACGAAAGTATTAGTGGTTCCGAAGATAAAGTACCTGCTAACTTTGAAGAATTTAGAGAAAGAATATTAGCGATATCAGCTGGCAAAAAACAAACAGCAACAGAAGAGGCTGTTAAAAAGCAAGCAGAATCAATTGACAATGCAAACGATATTGGAAAAGCCAAAATAACAGGAAGTTTCATTGATCAAGGAGATGTTCCGTTTGGACTATCTAAATTTACACACGATAAAGATAAAAAAGTTTATAGAAGCGACAAACTTTCGATCAGCAACAAGTTTAAAACTTTTACCTTTGCTAAAGGTGTGTCAATTGAAAGAATAATAGAAGAACTAATTTTAGTAAGTGACTACGGTAAAGCAATAGCTGCATTTACTAAAGAAACTTCTGAAGGTGATATACCGTGGTTTAGAATCGACACTCAAGTGTTCGTAAACGAAGATGCTGATACAGTAACATCAACTGGAGAAAATCCTAAGTTATATGTATATAGAATATATCCATACTTTGTTGATGCTTCTATTTTTAAGGCTACAAATGCACCTGCTACGGGAATAAAGGCAAAAACCAAAAGAGTTGTTAAAGAATATAATTACATCTATTCTGGGTTAAACAAAGATATATTAAACTTTGACATTACACTTAATAATGCATATTACAAATCAATATCTCCAGATATCGGCGAAGGCTCAGCTGCTGAAAAGTTATCTACTGTAGATTCTGCTAAGCCAAATGATTCAGTAAAAGTTAAAACAGCCGACGGTGTTGGAGAAGTATCAAGTGACACTGGGTCATCACAATCAAGACAATCTGATAATCAAGACAGCGGATTTTCAGGCGGTGGTAGAGGATCTAATACCACAGCCGTTAGGATAGCAAGAGACTTCCACGAAGCACTAGTAAACTCAAATGTTGACTTGATAAACATTGAAATGGAAATTATGGGAGATCCATTTTTTATGGCAGATAGTGGTCAAGGAAACTATTCAGCTTTACCTAACCCACTATTTAAAAAATCACTTACTATTGACAATACTCCGTCACACGAGCAACACGAAGTATTAATGAACTTAAATTTTAGAACGCCAATTGATTACAAAGACGATGGCGGCATGGAATTTCCAAGCGATACTCAACCAGTAAAAGCATTTAGTGGGCTGTATAGAGTTTTTCAAGTATCAAATATAATTAATAGTGGACAATTTAAACAAACATTAAAAGCAATTCGAATAGCTAACCAAGAAAATGATACTAAAACATTAGGAACACCAAATTCTGAAACAGTAATTAAAGAAGGCAGTGCCGAAACATCGTTAAGTAACGAAGGATCTAACAAGATAGGGGCGCAATAGGATATGGCACAAGAAAGAAGATCAGTACTACCTAAGGCACCTATTAACCCAGGTCCTTATGAAGCGATTGTTGTAAGTCATCTTGATACTAAATTTATGGGATCATTACAAGTTGAACTATTAAAAAATTCTTCTTCTGGTAACCAGCCAGAGCGTACAGGTCAAGTTGTTACAGTTTCGTATATGTCACCTTTTTATAATAGTACTCCCCTTAACGGAAATAACAAAAACGATACATATCAAAACACACAACAAGTATCTGGATTTTGGGCTGTACCTCCCGATGTTGGTACTAAAGTTATAGTAATATTTGTTGAAGGCAATATCAGTAACGGTTATTGGATAGGTTGTGTACAAGACATGTATATGAACTTTACACTTCCTGAATCTAGACCAGGATCAAAATTTAACAACGAAGACATTAATCAAAAACTTCCAGTTGGTGAATTTAATAAAGCCGTTTCTGGCGTAGTATCGGGTAATGTTCCTAGCACATATTTAAAGCCTGTTAATAAAGACTTTGAAATAACCCTTGGAGCTCAAGGATTACTCCGTGACGAAATACGAGGCATATCAAGTGCAAGTGCTAGGCGTGAAGTTCCTAGTATGGTATTTGGTATATCAACTCCAGGTCCATTAGATAAAAGAGATGGCGCACCTAAATCACCGCAAGGTGTATATGGTGCAAGAGCTAATATTCATTCAGCAAGACTCGGCGGAACATCATTAGTGTTTGATGATGGCGACGACAAACTTTTAAGAAAAAGTTTTGCAGGGCAAGGTCCTTCGCAATATGCTGATGTTTTACAAGACGAAACAGACGGATTGCCCACAATACCATTTAATGAGTCTGTAAGACTTCGTACAAGAACAGGTCATCAAATACTATTACACAATTCAGAAGATTTAATCTACATAGGTAATGCTAGAGGAAGTTCGTGGATTGAAATGTCGTCCAATGGTAAAATTGATATTTTTGCAGACGATAGTATATCTATTAGAACTTCAGTTGATTTAAACATAAGTGCAGATAGAGATATCAATATGTCAGCAAGTAGAGATGTTAATATAAATGCTGGTAGAGATTATAAAATGACAGCGGCTGTAAACAGTGATGTAAAAATTGGAGTTAACAGTAAAATTGATGTTGGTGCAGATTTAGATCAGTTTGTTGGTGCAAATCAAAAATTATTTGTTGGTGGATCAGGAGACTTAATTGTTACTGACGCTCACTCTATAACAAGTAAGGCAACACTTGATATTCTTACTGTGGGTGATAGAAAAGATAAACAAGCAAACTTAGATCTTAATACACCGGGATACAATTATTTTACAGCCGAAGGCGACACACAAATATTAAGTGGTGGCAATCATGTTGAGACAGCGACAGAAATACACATGAATGGTCAAACTAACGGTGGCCCAGAAGCAACTTCTGCGGCAGAAGCAACAGAAGCATCTCAAGCATTAGTAGCAGCACCTGCTTTATTCCCTGTTAGAGTCCCACAACACGAACCATGGTTAGGTCATGAAAGTTTAGACCCACTAGTTTTTACTCCGAGTAAAACTAATCCAATAACTTCACCAAGTCCTACATTAAGAGAAACAACTCCGTTAGTTAACGATGCAAGAGATGAACAACCAGTAAGCGGCGAATACAGACAACGAGCAAACGTTGATGGCGCACAAACAGTTGTTCCAGGAGAAGTAGGACCAGTTGGAGATCAACCTGCTAAACCTGTACCAGTAACTGATCTTCAGCAATTTTTCTTAAATGAATTAATAACAAAACTTGGGCTTGATCCTGCTACATGTTTGAATAGTGCAAACCCAGACAATAATCCTGAAGGGGTAACAGCAGGAAATGCAGAATATCTTGCAATGGCTATGGCACAACCTCAAGCAGAATGCGGATTTAAACCACGAAGCGAAAATTTAAACTACAGTGCTAGACGTCTGCGTCAAGTATATCCAAGTCGTGTTAAAACTGATGCGTTTGCTCAAGAACTTGCAAATGCAGGTCCAGCCGCAATAGGTAATACATTATATGGCGGACGTTATGGAAATGCACAAAACGAAGGCTACAAATATAGAGGTCGAGGTTTAATACAGTTAACTTTTAAAGGAAACTACGAAACATACGGTGCAAAGGCAGGTACTCCTGAGATTGTAGAAAATCCTGACTTAGTTAATGACCCAATTTTTGCAACTAAAATTGCTGTCGCTTATATTGCAAGTAAAGGTATTAGCCCAGCTGAATCTAGTTTTTCTGCTTTAGGCGAATCATTTAGAAAAGCAGTTGGGTATGCTAATCAAGGCGGTGCAGAAACAAGTAGACGTATTGGCATAGGTAAAGGGTTTTACAGTAAACTAGTTAACGGTGAACTTACACCAAAAGCATCATTAACTACAGAACCAGCAGGAACAAACATTGAAGCAGGAAAGGGTGTAGATCAGCCAATTTCAGGTCCACAATAAGTAGGTAAATATAGACATGAGCACAAAAGAGAAATCATTATATAAAACAGTAGAAGTTAGCACTAACAAAAAGCCTCGCGCGGTAGTAGAAAGCAGAGCTTATAGAGGTATATCTACGGTTAACCCAGAAAATTCTACGAATACACTATATGATATTGCACTTATTAAACAAGATCTTATCAACCATTTTCATATCCGTCAAGGAGAAAAATTAGAAAATCCAGAATTTGGTACTATTATATGGGACGTACTTTTTGAACCACTTACAGAAAATTTAAAATCTGCAATAGTAAAAAATGTTACAGAAATTGTTAACTTTGACCCAAGGGTTTCGGTATCAGCAATAGACGTAGTTCCTTACGAAAGCGGACTACAAATTGAATGCGAACTTACGTATTTGCCGTATAATATATCTGAAAAATTACAGTTTAAATTTGATGAGGATAATGGTCTTACATAACAGAAATAATATACGCACTTATCTATTTGTAATAAATACACTATAGCGAGGAAAACCAATGTCGTCAACAGATAGACAAAACAGATTATTAATTGCAGAGGACTGGAAACGTGTCTACCAGTCTTTCAAAAATGCTGATTTTCAGAGTTACGACTTTGACAATTTAAGACGTACAATGATTAATTACCTTAGGAAAAATTATCCTGAGGATTTCAACGACTATATTGAAAGTAGTGAATACCTTGCCCTAATTGACTTAATTGCTTACTTAGGACAAAACCTCGCATTCCGTGCAGACCTTAATGCAAGAGAGAATTTTTTAGAACTAGCAGAACGTAGAGAAAGTGTTATACGTTTAGCAAGATTGTTATCTTATAATCCTAAACGTAACCAATCAGCTAATGGTCTTCTTAAAATGGAAAGTATTACTACTACAGAAGACATTATAGATTCTAATGGTAATAACTTAGCAGGCCAAACTATTGTATGGAACGATGTTTCAAATCAAGACTGGTATGAACAGTTTATTAAAGTTTTAAATTCAGCATTACCTGCTAACGGAGTTGTAGGACGACCAGTTAAAAAAGATACAGTAAATGGGATAAGTGCAGAGCAATATAGATTTAATGCTCTTAACACTGATGTTCCTAACTTTGGCTTTACAAAAAATATTAGCGGTAGAGGAACTACATTTGAAATTGTTTCAACTAATATTGAAAGTAATGCAATACTAGAAGAAGCACCGTTGCCAGGAAACAACTTTGCGTTTATATATCAAGATGACGGACAAGGTGCTGGTAGTAACAATACAGGATTCTTTTCACACTTTAGACAAGGTTCTTTAGACCAAGGAACTTTTTCAATTAGTACACCAAGTACTAACCAAACAGTAAACTTAGATGCTATTAATGTAAACAATAGTGACGTATGGCTTTATAAATTAGACACAACCGGTAACGAAACTGAGTTATGGAGCAAAGTAAATTCAGTTGAAGGTAACAATATTGTTTATAACAGTTTAAGTAAAAATATTAGAAATGTTTATAGTGTTTTAACAAGAGTACAAGATAGAATTAGTTTAATCTTTAGTGATGGCGTTTTTGGCACATTGCCTAAAGGCAGTTTTAAAGTTTATTACAGAGCAAGTGATAATAGAAGTTTTGTAATTAGCCCAGACGAAATGACTAATATAAACATTACTGTTCCGTATGTTAGTAAAACAGGAACACAAGAAGTTTTAAGTATTGAATATGAATTAAAATACACAGTTGACAATTCAGCAGAAAGCGAAAGCAACGAAAGCATTAAATCAAATGCTCCTTCAACATACTATACACAAAATAGAATGATTACTGGAGAAGATTATAATGTTGCTCCGTTGGCTGTAAGTCAAGAAATAGTTAAAGTAAAAGCAGTTAATAGAACATCTAGCGGCATATCAAGATATTTTGATCTACTAGATGCTACAGGCAAATATTCTAAAACTAACCTATATGGTAAAGACGGTGCTGTATATACACAGTACTTAGATAGTAAAGTTAATTTTACATTTACAACAAGAAACGATATTCAAGGGATTATTAGTTCTATTATTGAACCGTTACTTTTAGATGCTAAACTTAGAAATTTTTACTATAGTAAATTTCCAGTACAAACAGTTACAGATCTAAATGCACAGTTTGTACAAGTAACTAAAGATCAAAATATTTCTACAGGTTACTTAATGGACTTGCAAAATGTAAAATATACAGTTTCGACATTTACTGGTAGCACACTAAAATTTGTACAACCAGGTGCAATGGTTAAATTTATTGCTCCAGAAGGTTATCATTTTATGCCAGACGGCACATTAATGTTAGATGAAGTTGGTAAACCTTTACATACAGGAGCAACAAAATATAAATGGACTAAGGTTACTGCTATAAATGGTAATGGTAAAGAAAATTATGCCGACGGCAGAGGACCTATTGTATTCAACGATGTAATTCCTGCAGCTCCAGCAGGCACAGAAGCATATCCAATTATTGAAAGAATTATACCAAAGTTTGCAACATTATTAGATAATGATTTACAAACACAAATTATTGACCAAGTATTCCAATATAAAACATTTGGATTACGTTACAGTACTAGCGAAAATTTATGGCGTTTAATTACTGAAAGCAATTTAGATAAAACATCAGCGTTTGGAATGGGCAAGACTGGAGACACCAGTAATCAACAACTAGACAACAGTTGGATACTATTATTTAATACTGACGGAGAAACATATACAATTACAACACACGGTCAGAGATACGTCTTCGAAAGTGACAAAGAAATTAGATTTTATTTTGACAGTAGTGATAAAGTATATGATCCTCAAACAAATAAAATTGTTAAAGACAAAGTTAGAATTATGTCTATTAACACACAACCAGGATCAACGCAGCCATTTACAGTTCCGTTTGATTGGGAAATATTACAAGAATATAGAGATGCAGAAGGCTATGTTGACAGCAAAAAAATACAAGTAGGCTTTTTTGACTCTGACGATGACGGAGTAGTTGACGACCCAGATATGTTTACACAGTTTGTTGGTACACCTCCTGATTTAAAAGATCAATATGTAATGCAAGAAAAATATACAAACTATGATGGCATTGATGACTTTAGATTTGTATCTTGGAGAACATCTGATAAAAAAGTTGTTGCAACAGAGTCAGATATTACTACAGCAGGACTGTCGTCGTTCACTGACGGCACAATATTTTATATTGTTGATGTGGACTTATTTAAAGTATACAATGAAGAAGCAGAAACATTAACACTTACAGTTGACTATAGAGCATTTAGTGGTAGAGATAACATTATCTTCCAATACGAACATGCCGCTGATGAAAGTAACAGAATAGATCCAAGCAGTAGTAACATTATTGATGTTTACGTTTTAACTAGATCGTATGATACTTTATATAGACAGTGGTTACAGGGTGCAATACCAGTTGCTCCAGTAACACCTACTTCAGATAGTTTATATACCAACTATGGTAGTGAAATAAACAAAATTAAATCAATTAGTGACGATGTAATTTATCACCCAGTAAAATATAAACCATTATTTGGTACAGCATCTAACACTGATTTACAAGCAACATTTAAGATAGTAAAAAATGCTGATAGAGTTGTTAACGATAACGAAGTAAAAGCAAATGTTATATCAGCTGTAAACAGATTCTTTGCACTTGAAAATTGGGACTTTGGAGAAACTTTTTACTTCTCAGAACTAAGCACATATATTATGAACGAATTATCACCAGATATTTCGTCAATTGTTATTGTTCCTAATAAAACAAACTCAGCATTTGGTAGTTTATTTGAAATAAAAGCAGAAGCTGATGAAATTTTTATTAACGGAGCAACAGTAGCAGATGTTGAAATTATATCAGCAGTAACTGCTTCAAAACTTAAAGCAACAGGAGCGGTAGTGACAGAAGTTAAAAACAATACTGTAAGCCAAGTGGCAAGTAGTTCGAGTAGTTCAAGTAGTTCGTCAAGTAGCTCTAGTAGCTCAAGCAATTCAAGTAACGGAGGCTCAGGTTACTAATGGCATATGATAATGACCAGAAAGAATTTCCATTACCAAATAATGGTAAAGGCAACCAAAAGAGCGTTGCATTACTTCCAAAATATTTTAGAACACAAACTAATCAAAAGTTTCTTGAAAGTACATTAGACCAAATGGTGCAACCGGGTGTTGCAGAAAAACTAAATGGTTTTATTGGAAGAAAAGAATCAAAAGCATATGTAGCAGACGATTCGTATATTAATGAAATTTCTAATGATAGGAAAAACTATCAATTAGAACCTTCACTAGTAATTAAAAACGATCTAGGTAATTATACGTTTAGAAAAGATTATATTGATTATATTAATCAAATAGCAAACTTTGGCGGTAATTCACAAAATCAAGACAGTCTTAACGCACAAGAATATTATGCGTGGAATCCAAATATAGACTTAGATAAAGTTGTTAACTTTCGTGAGTATTATTGGTTACCAAACGGTCCGCAAATTATTAGCATTGCAGGTCAGTCACGAGGTGTAGAAAGTACATACACTGTTGAGCTGTTTAACAATGCAGACAACCTTGCTTACATATTTTCACCAGACGGACAAACACAATTACCAAGTTTAACTTTATATAGAGGACAGACTTATACTTTTGAAATTAATTCAGAAGGATTTCCGTTTACAATAAAAACTAAAAAAACATTAGATCCAGAGTTTAATTATGATGACGGCGTTTCAGCACAAAATGTAGAAA